TAGTGGTAGATAATGTTGGTACACTTTCGAAACTACCAAGCCTCTCAAAGTCTTCCATTGCTTTCTGGGTTATGGAGGCTCTATGGATCATACTCTTATGTGTCATTTTCTTTATAATACGAGCAGCGGATCTATTAGCTATCTGTTTTTGCAGGGTTGCAATAGATGCTTGAAACTCTGCTTTTTGATCTTCACTACAACCACCAGCACTTATGACTGTTTCATATTTGTTTTGTAGCTCAATTAATTCCACTTGCTCTTCATACGGAATAAGGGCGTTAAAACGATTGGTTTTCAATAATGTATCTGAATACCCTCTATAGGATATTGTAAGTTCCACGGTTCCGTCATTATTGACACTTATTTCGTGATCCAAGGCACACAATAAAAAACTTGTATTTGCTTTATCAACTGCTGCTTTGAAGGCTTGATAATTTGGTATCGCATCTTGAGTAGCTATGGAGTCTGATATATTCCAACCGACATCAACTTTTATCCGGAAGAACGATGGGTCATAAAAGTCCATTTTGTGTGTACCTTCGGTCTTTGGTCGTTTGCTTCCGTTTGCTCCAAGAGGATTTACTAATAAATCGATATATCGGAACTTTGTTTTTTTGGTCGTAGTTGTTCCGTCGACCTTGCCTATGTGTGTTCTGGTCCACTTCTCTTCAACGAGAGATTGGAAGTCTTGAAAGAACATCTTAAGCTCAACTTTTACATATTTTCCGGCTGTTGCGGGTGTTTCTCCATCGAAATCAAAGGATATTGACTTTATTCCAGCACCACCGCCCCTAAACACATCTCCGGGTGTTTTAAAATGTTCTCTGAAGTCGACGGGAGTGTTGTGGCTTAATGGTTTTTTGCTGTATGTATCAAATGCTATGTCGACTGTTTCCGTTTGGTTGCCTTTATTTGTGAATACTTTTTGCAGTTTTATCTTCGGCACAAGGAATGCTTGCATTGCCGGTGTGGCTTGTAGAAAAGCACCCAGCTCTCCGCCTGTTGGCGACTGTAATTTGGTGAAGGTCTTTGTTGGCTCATTGGATGATATGCTATAAAAACGGTTTTGATAGAAGTTTCCTCCATAGTGAATAGAGTCGGGATCGTTTACTGCGAGGTGCTCCTTTTCGGATTGGTATAACCTCACAAGTTTGTCCAAGTTTGCTAATAAAGCACATTGAGCGGAAGCATTCTTTCGAATATCTCCTAACTCGTCTTCTTCTTCGTCTTGTAGTTCCTCTCCGGCTAGGGCGGCTTTATTTTTCTGATCTTTTTTGGCTTCCTCTAATAGATTAGTTGTCTTATCATCTGCTGTGATGGATTTATACAGGGCTTCAAATACCTTTGCTTTTCCTTTGTTTGCCTCTTGAGTTGCCAATTTTTTGAATATCTCAAGAGCAGCCCTATACGCATGAGTTCTAAAGAACTGTCCGAAGGTTTCAAGTTCAAAAGAGTTACTTGATAAATCTTTAAATTGGTTCTCGTCAACTCCTTCAATAAAATGGTCCACTAAGAAGTCATCCATATTGACCTCTTCGACGTTTCCTGTACCTTCTTTTATAACAAGAGTTGAAACATCAACAAAGGTTCCGTATGGTACCAATATCCGCATTAGCTCCCAATCAACGAACTCTGTTGCTTCACCATTTATAAGGGCATCTACTGTGTCGACTTGCCCACCTACGACACTATCTCCTCCATCTAGAACACCAGACTGTTCGGCAACACCACTTTTAGCCTCAGTTTGAGACACCCAGTAGTTTGTGATGCCGGCAACTTCTGCTGTGCCCATCAAGCCAGAAGTATCAACAAGACTAGAAACAACAGCCCCCGCTAGCGTTAAAGATGAAACATCCACATCAGCCGTATACTTTGCCTCTACCTTAAACCCCGGATGAGTTTGACCTCCACTAGCAACCCAGACGTCGCCTTCAACTGGTATGTCTGTTATTAGGTTATCTATGTCTCCATCTCCAGTCAATATAAGTTCGTTGTTGTCTCCAATACTCGTAAATGTACCTACATCTGGTATGTCCCACCAACCTCCTTCCAAGCCAAAACTTGTATCTGCTTCTTGTCCGGCAAATACATAATTTGGGTTAATAATATTATTAAGATATATTGAGATATATCTCTTGAAGTTGTCGAGACTAAAGAAATCTTGACCTGCTAGAGTGTCTGTCCCTCCAAAGTAGTGTCTATCAGCAATAACAAGGTTTTTTCTTATGTTTTGTTTGTGGGCTTCTGTGCCTCTTCCGAAGAAACTATGAAAATCAACTTCATCATGAAGAAACTGTGTGTATCTCCTTAGAGCGTCCTTGAGCTCTTCACCCTTATTTCCTCCAAAGTTGTTCGTCGCCTCTAGCTCTTGCTCGGATAGTGTCTGCTTTGCCCAATCTTTCTTTTGAAAATAGTTATTTATCGCTGCTTGCACATAACTAAAACCTTGAGCTTGCGGTCGTGACCATGTTCCCTTTATGGCTTCATAGTTATCTACTATCCAAACAAAGTCTTCATCATCTAGTTCTGAAGAATCAACACCATCAGCATCGTCTTTCCAACTATCTCTCATTTCTGGCTTGTTCTTCCAGTCGTTAGTGGGAAAATCAGTCCATCTGTATCCCTCTAGGAACGCGTCAATTACACCAAGGTGAAACACATTAGGTGCTATTTCTCCCTGATTGCTTCCCATTTGTTGTTTTGGGTAAATTCGAGTTGCGCCTTCCGGAACTTCGATTTCGGTAATAAACGAATATGTATTTCTACCTTGTGTATCCGTCGTCCTATATAAAGGAACCGACTTAATTCTATCTAACAAACTCATCTAATAATCTCCAAGACTCTTGCTAAGTCTGTTGGTATCCTTATTTCTTGACCCTCCGTTAGATGAGATTCGGTTGGAGCAAAGTTCCATTTTGCAATAACCCACCATAATGTGGGATCGCTGTAATATTGATTCGCTAGTTTCCAATATCGGTCTCCATTAGTCCAATAGTGACGCACATATCTAACGCTATTATATTCTTCTCTTGTGAAACGCTTGAACTTGGGTGTTTTATATTGTTTGATCTTCTCAACACCACGTTCGGTGAATATGTCACTTTCTTGGTAATCTTGAGTTTTGTTAACTGCTTTCTTTCTATTTCTATATCTCGACATATTTTATTCCTTATGGATAAAGTTTAAATGGGTAATTGACGTTCTTTACTTCACCATCGCCATTGTGCCCAATTTCAGAGTCATGAATAATTCCGAATTCAAACGACAGAGACAAGCGATTGTAGTATATATCAGTATTTTCCACACCCGGTGCAATGTTGTATAACCCTTCATTCTGAGTGGTAACGCTAAAAGACTTCATGTATGCTTTTAAGGCTTCACCATCAGAAGAGCAAATTACGTTGGCGTATTTTATTGAAACCAAAGGCGGTGCCTTTATTACTGCAAAGTTAAAGTCGCCTGTGTCTTCATATCCAGCATAACACATTTGAGCTATCTTGTTTATTACCACTTGATGAGCCAACGAGTCTTCTAAGCGACCTTGACTTCCTTTCTTGACGGGTATTAAGTCCATAGATACGCTAATTGTCCGTGTTGTGTTTGAGTATGTTGGTATAGGGTCTATTCTTCCATATACTATCTCTTCATTAAACGCTAGAGCCCAGCTATCTGATAGATTTGTTATAGCTCCACCCAGCTCGGCAATCTCCCCGCTAATTAAACTGGTAATCTCAAAGAATCTAGTATCTGGTGCATTTTCTGCTACTTTTTGTTTGTATTCGTTATAAGCCTCTCCAGCCGCAATAAGGGTTGTGCTCCTACTAGCTTGAGGAGCCGGGTTTGTATCGCCCTCTTTCCCACTATTTTGTGATTCTTTTGTTCCAAATTTGGACATATCTTACTCTCCTTAAGTCTCACCGATATTATGATGAACTTTTTCAATATAAGCTCTAATATCAGTTTCATCCAACCTAACTACAAGCTCGATGTTGTTTTTTACGCTATTTTCTATATTAGCACTGAACTCTTTTACACCAGCCGATGCTGCTGTCATACCTGCTGCTCTGCCTGATGTTATAAGAGCAAGGTTCTGCAATGTTGTTTTGAATTTGACCTCACGATCTCCAGTTATATTATCTAGTGCGGAAGATAACTGCTGAACACCGGCTACCAAGTTGTCCATTCCAATAGCTGCTGTTCCGACTTGAGATATGTTATTTACCATCTTTTCAAAACCGTTAGCCGCCATAGATACACCAACTCCTAACAGAGCAACACCAGCTCCAAGTCCAATAAGAAGTCCGATCCCAGCCGCAACAATAGGATTTGCCATAGAACCTAATCCAAAAGCTAAAACACCAACAGCTCCTCCAATGGCAAGAATTCCAAGAGAAACAGCTAGCATTCCCGGAAGGGAAAGTGGCGCAAGAGAAGTAACAAGCAATGACAAGCCATAAGCTGCTAAACCAATACCACCACCAATCATTAAAGCAGCTGCACCAAAGGCCAGCATTGGCCCAACAGCAGCCGAAAGACCTGCTCCTATCGTAGGCCCCGAACCAGCAATTATTTTGCTCCCAGTTCCTACGTCAACGCTTGCACCCAACCATGATTTAGCAAGCCCTTTTATAGCCAATGAGGCCAGTAGTGAAACTCCGGGGATCATCCCCAAGCCCTTACCAAACAAAGCAAGGACCAAAACAAATTGTGTAACATCATTTGATAAAACCCAAACAACCTTTTGAAACAACCACAACCCAAGGTGCATGGCGTCTACAATCTGATTAACAACCTCTCCGTTCATAGCCATCTCTTGAAGCATAAATGCAAATTGTTCCTGTATCGGAACTGTTGCGCTAACGGCTTTTGCGAATTGTGCCTGAACATCGGCGGCTTTCTGTGTTTCTTTTTGTTGTTGCTTATATGCTCCCAAGGACATTCCAAATATCCTATTAGCCTCAGCCATGTCCTTGATACCGGCGGCTTGAGCCACTGCTTTTTGTTCGAAACGACCCATATCTTTAAATGCTCTACCTTGACCATTAACAGTTTTTATAAGTGTTTCAATTCTTTCATCTTCAGTCATCATTAACATTTCAGTTGCTGACATTGTTGAACCCAAGACCGAGTTCAGCTTGCCTGCGGCATCAGCAGCATCTGAGAAGGTATCAAAACGATTTGCGATAGACAGTAGCGAATCAACAGAAGTGCCTGCATTTCGAGCAGCCACCGCCAAGCCTTTGAATACCTCAATTGACTTTCTACCGTGAACTGCAAGAGTACCCGATGCTTTCTGAAATCCTTCTGCCATTGTCTTTGGTCCGATACCCAGTTGCACTGCTGATATTGATAATGCTTTTGTTGCTTCCAACGACTCTTCTGCTGTGAGTCCCATGGATGCTTGCATATCGTTCATTATTGCTACTACCTTTGAAGATTCCAAGCCTAATCGGTCAAATGTAGCTACTTGTAAGCCTATCTCTCTTTGTAGGTCTTTAGACAACTGGGCGCCACCAATAAGCTGCTGGTTAACAGCCTGTAAACCGCCGGCTGCTTTGTCTAAACCAACTCTCGCTTCTATCGATTCTTTTTGTATAAGAGCTATTTGTCTTTGAAAGTCTCGACCTGTTCCGGTTGCTTTGGCAAACTCTGCTGATGCTTTATCGGTTGCAAGGGCTAATGCGATTGTATTTTCAACTATCCTTCCGAGAAGATTTCCAACACTAAAGGCTTGTTGCATTGATCTAACAAAGGCGTCTTGTCCTTTTTTGCTTTTAAGGATATTCTTGGCCATGTTTTTGTACTTAAGCACACCTTTTGTCAAATATGAATTTCCAATGCCCATTTTCGTCGCTATTCCACCGACTGTAGCTTCTATTTCATCAGACAACTCTTTCTCTTCTTGTCTTAGTCTCTTTCTTTCTTTTTGGATTTCCAATAGGGTCTTAGCTTTGTCTTCGGACTTTTCTAATTTTTCAAGCTCTTCATCGCTTAATTCGGCTTCTTCCTTCAAGACCTTAAGATGTGTTTCAAGGAGAGTTCCTTCGTCTGTAAGTGCTGCTTCTTTCAGGGCTGCAATCTCTAGAAGGATGGCTTCTTGCGATCTTTTTTCTTCAAAATATGCTTGATTGAGGCTATTCATGCTCCTAAGATCAGAGATTTGATCTTTTGTCAGCACTGACTGCTCTTTCAATAGTTCATTGAGCTTCTCTTGTAATTTGACCTCTTCTTTCTTTTCTTCTGACATTTAGCGACCCTCTTAGTCTTTGAAAGGCCACTTAATGCCTGTTGTTTGTTCAAACTGCTGAACTGCTTGATCTAACAAGTTTTTCTTTTTCTTGGATTGGAAGTGATCTTCTCCAAAATGCATATATGCATCCAAATACTCTTTCTCCGCCATAATAGCTCGAGCATATGCTTGAACATCTCTCTCTTCTCCACGGATAACGAAGGTCAAAGTATTGTCTTCATCTTCCTCTTTCATCATGTCTAAACCCTTAACATCAGCCGTTAGGGTAACATCCTTATCATAAAGGTATTTTAGGAAAGTTTTGTTCCAAGAGGCAAGTGACCTCATCCAACTTTCCGTTAAAAGTTTCTTATTTGTAAAATCTAGTATCATATTAAAGTCCTCGGTATAGTAAATAGTTTAAAAACAAAAACCCGAAATTTACTTCCGGGCCTTTTTTGTAGCTTTTTCTTGTGCCTTTCTTTCTTCTTCAAATTGTTTGATCATTCTGTCGAAAAACCAGTATCTTAGACCAACTGGTAAACTATAAGCTTCAGAAAAACTCCAGTTACCATGATGCATTAAATTGAAGATCTGCTCGTAGACAGATTCCATATATTTATTGTTTAGGCCAAAAAAAGTCCGCGCCGAACGGAACCTCCAATTCTTGCTCAAAACCGCAAGATGTACATTCGAAGTCGTCCTTTATTTTTACGTCCGGAGAAACAGCCTTATATGCTTTTCTAAGGAGCTTTGAGTCCCCAACGGGCATAAGGTCAATAAACTTTGAAATAAGCTTCCTATCGGTCTCTCCTTGGGCTGAAACAGTCATCATCTTGTACTGATCAGTAATAGAAGTAGACTCAGTTTTCTTCTTCTTAGCATCAGTCATTCTTTTGATCATACTCTTTTCATCTTTTCCAGTCAATAGCCTGAATTCGAGTGTTACCTTTGAAAGAGGAAGTTCTAGGATAAAGTTTCCATTCTCGTTTCTTGTAATTTCACTGTCCTCTGGTATATCGCCATGGTGTATCTCTTGTTTGTTGAGATCGAACACTAGATCATTCTTTGCATTACAATTCGGACATAAGACTTGGGTTTCATAAAGATTTCCATATCCGGATGTTCTCGCTGCGATTAGAATTGCGTTCTTGTCTCCTATTAAGATACTATCAACAGCCACATTTTCGTTCACCAAAACATTCTCTAGAAAGCGGTCAACGGCTATCCCTTTTCTCAATAAAGTTTCCGAACTTAATATATCTTCATCTTTGGCTGTCATAAAATTAATCTCGACAGAATCATTGTCAAAAAATGGATGTGACTCTGGATATCCAAGACCTTTTGATGGAAGGTCTACAAACTGTGTTGGGGATACAAAGTCGAGCAATCCGCTTTTCTGCTCTTTTGGTTGTGGTACATTAGGGGCTACCATCCTACCCTCATTTCTATTACTCAAATTTACCTCGCTTGTTATGTGTTAGTTTTGCCTAAAATAGCATATTCGTAATGAAAAATCATAGTGACTGTGTTTATCTCTTCGGAAGAATAGTCAAGTGTCCCGAAGTCAACGCCTTTTAGAACTGGATTTATCAAAGTCCAAGTTTCTGAAATTTGACCGTCTAGATCTGGTCCGACGCCCATATTAGCCGCCAAAGTTGGATCATCTGAAAACTCTTCTGCGGTTTTGAAACGTTGGGCGTAAAACTTTTCAATTGTTATTTCAGTAACCTTACGCACTTGCCCCTGTCCATCCTCATGTAATTCTGTGAATGTTGAGCCATCACTGATATCAAAAGAACCTTTTCCGGTGACTTTTTCTGAACCTTTGGTATCAACTAGTGTTCCAAACACCCTATGGGCATTAGACATGTATGCTTCTTTATTGATACCAATGCCGGTTATTAGTTTTATATCGTATATTTCAATCTCAACAGGGTTCCAAGTACCCTTACCAGTTGAGTATAAGCTTACGTTACCTACGAGATCTTCTTTTACTTCTACATCGTACTTTGGAAGGGTTACTCTTTTAGCATCCCATAAAATACCAATATCTTTGTTTCCTATGCGTACTTCAAAGTTATAGGACATTTGATGATTTACGATATTAGACCACCACACTATTTACCCCTTTTCGAAGTAGTTTCCGCCACCAGCAACGTCACAAGAAGCCCAATCATACTTAAATGTAAGTTCAATTTCTCTCATATCTTCAGAAGAATAGTCAAAGTCTCCAAACTTAACAGATGTGATAAAGGCATTATTGAGAGTCCAAGTTTCCAAGTCCTGCCCGCTTTCGTCTGTTGCGATAAGTGAGACCTGTCCGTTATTGGTTACCAATTCTGATTTTGAAAATGTATCAAAAGCATCTCCCTCTAGGTCACCGAGCTTAGGAAGTCTATATCCTGCTGATTCAATAAGAAATAGAGTTTGGTTAACTACATCTTGAGAACCACCCGGGTCGATAAGAGTGACTGAAACGTCATTCCATTTAACTTTTCCGGGATAGTTGAAAACGTGATCACTGAAGTGGTGCTCCACAGAGCTAATTTCAAATGAAGGTGCCGTGATCGACTTAGCGTACCATGCTATGCTATCTGAAAAGATTGTTACCTTAAATCTAAATTTTCTTTTTGGCTCCGCCGAAACATCTGTCCAAAATTTGTTGTCTGCCATGTCTTATTTCTCCTTGTTATCTTAAATAGTTTTCGTTATTAGAATTGAACACCAGATCTTGAAATAACAAAATCTACTGCTATGAATTCTACCGAACGTGTTGGCTTAATAAATATTTTTGCATACATTATGTTTCTATCAACATAATCAGCTGTCGTTGTAGTCTCATCTAGAACCAATTTATATTCACTAATACCCAAACGACTCTGTGTATCGGCTAAGATTCTATCTGCTTGGAACTTAAAACGTCTCCAAGTTGTTTTGACATTTTGATCAAACAGGATAGTGTTTGATACTAAACCAATTCTATACTTGAGATAGATCAGAAGTCTTCTAACATTGATTCTGTCTAATGCAGAACTTGTTTGTTGGAGGGTTTTCTGTCCAAAGATAACTATCTGGTTTAGAGAAGGGAATCTTGCAATTGGATTGATATTTGTTTGATATAGACGGTCTCTGTCGTCTTTCGTGAGGTGTTCCCAAGTTCCTGTAATAATAGGTCCTTCTGGTCCGCCTAACTCGTTAATACCACCTCTGTTAAAGCCTGCTGGTGCAAACCAAAGTTCGCTCATCCCTTGAGATTTACCAAGGGCTCCGATAGCAGCAACCGATGGAGGTGCATAAAGTACATCTCCTTGTCCACCAACTCTATCTCTCAACCTTACCCATGGATAATAAGTTGCAGCGTATGAGTTGTTGATCAAACGACCTTCAAGATTTGTAATTGTTCCGTTGATATCTCCAGTGGTGACTGAACCGTTGTTTTCAAATCCGGGCTTGTAACCGCCGGGAATGTCTACAATAGCAAGACAGTCTTGTCTGGTAGATGCAAGAGACATAATTTCGTCTGTAATATCTGTATTTGTAAGTCCGGGTGCCGAAATGAGGTCATAGTTGACTGTCTCAGCATCAGAGATACTTTCAATAGCTTTGAAGATAGAGTTATATGCATATGATGAAAGTCTTGTCTTGTCTGCTAGGTTTTTGTTTGAGAATGGCTCAACTTCTGTTAAGTCAAGTCCGTCGTGTCCACCGAACAATGGTGCACTAAACTGCTTAACTTTCTTCTCTAGAAGTTTAGAGAGCCCAAGCCCAGTATCTCCAGCGATTGAGTGGTTTGATGTAGCACCAGAAACATAAGATCCTGACTGATGAAAGAATTCATTAGTTCTAGCAGCACTACCTGAACAAATATCGTCCATAGAGAAGACGAAAGAATACTCAAGAGAATCTGGAAGAGCCTCTCCTTCACCTAAGTGGTGTGTTAGTGTATTGCTAGCGTTTGTTGGTAGAACACGGATGATATCATTGTAAGAATCATCACGGCGAATTGATGTGCCTTTATGGTGTCTCACACCTTGTAAGGCAGAAGCACCAAAGTTTTTACCATTTGAATTTGAGTTTTCTTCGGTCAAACGAAGTGACGGGAATGTTACCGAAGCTGAATATCGATGAGGTAGACTTGCGAAAAGATCAGCGTCTCCACCATGACAAGCAACAACCTCATTTGCAAGAACAAAAGAGTGAGCAAAGTCATCTGTGTCTGTACCAGCAGTAACAACACCGGGAGCCTGATTATTGCTACCATCTCCCGATTCGGACCAAGTAAAGGTCCAGTGAGAACCAGCCGAATCAGCAATAATTGTAACAGTGGCGGTAGAGTTTGTAGCTGAATAACCTGCTAATGCGTCAAGGGCAACAGCAACTTGTGCTGCATAAGTTTCATGGGTGGTCGCAACGGTATTGTCTATATTCCATAGGTATCCAGCACCATTCACTTCCCAAGTAGTACTGTGGGCTCCACCAGCAAGACTTTCAATCTCATAAATCTTTCCATCGGGATGATTAAAAATCAACTTAGCAGCAGCATCCGGATGATCAAGAGTATATACGACTTGTGCTGTGGCTCGAACACCATCACCAGTTTGATCAAAATCGCCAAGTGCATTGACTCCCTTTGAGCCATAGACCAATGAGAATCCTTTTGGACGAAGAGGTCCGTAGAATCCAACAGGAAGAGCATGTCTGTCGCTTAACTGTTGATTTTTAACTCCAGAAGCTACCTCGATATAGATGTAGTCAGAGTTATTTGCATATTCTCCACGAACATTATATTTTGCGTTTGTTGAGTCCCAAGAAAGATATTGATCTCCAATGATTTTGGCAATATAGTTTTCAGAAGAAGGATCAAGATTCAAACCAGAGAATTGTTCAACAACATCTCCGTTCTTTTTAACAACTTCTAAAGTAAATGTTGAATTTGGACTTAAAGTGTTCCCTAAGGCCAAATCTCGTATATTAATATGATAGTTATTTTGTAGCCATTCGCCATCACTCAAAGCAACAGCTCGGAATAGTTTTTCCTGAGTTGGTTGTCTGTTGATAAACCAACCAGACTTGGCAGGAAGCATGTCTTTGTAATGGTCTGACCAGTTCAAAGAACCAGAATCAAGAGCCACAAGGATTGCCTGTTGTGCTCCAAGTGATGTGCTGGTATTTCCAGCAACAGCGACCTCATAGGTTTCACCTAAGAAATAAGTTTGATCAGTTAAGCCGAAGTTTTTGTTTGCTTGAAGCAATTGTGGGTTAGTGTTGAATACGTCTCGGATGTAATCTTTAGATCCGGGAGTCATATCGAATGTGAACTCGGCAGCAGCCGCCGTTCCTTCGTTTGCTGTTTGAACGTCATTTGCTGTGAAAAGGCACATTTTAAACTTATTTGCACTTCCACCAAGAGACTTTATCAAAGTACCAGCAGAAGAAGTGGCATCAGAAGTCGTTCCA